CCATTTGTAAAGGGTTAGTACCATTAAAAGTAGCACTAGCTCTAATATCACCACAATAAGATTGAGTAAAGAAGATTTTTTTTAGTCCACCTATCTGATCTTTACAATCAACTAATAAACCTCGTGTTAAATTACAAGCCATGTTTATTTATTTTTTAATTATTAATATTCCTTTAAAAAAAAGGGGAGGTATTTCACTCCCCTAATTTAATTCAATTTAGAATGTTACACCAACAACTCCGTCTGTTCCGATTGCTGTTTGAACACCAATACCAAAGTTCATTACAATTCTAACATTGTCAGAACCATCATATTGATATGTAGGTATTAATTGTGCTTCAGTTAGATCAGTACCTAAGTTTGTTCCAAATACTAAATTATCTTTGTATGTTGCAACTATACAGTCATCTGGCATTCCTGGACATCTATAAATTGGATGTCCTAAGTAAGACAGCCCTTCAGGATTTAATGTTAAACCTAACATATTAATACCCTGTCCTGTTGCAGTACCTGCTAAGAATTGTGAATAGAAACTAAACATTTTGTTATTCATATAGAATCCAAATCCCTCTTTAAATTCTAATCCTGGATGGCTACCTACAACAGTATCATAAACTGCTTTTAAAGCGTCATCTATATTAGTAGCGTCAGTTGCAGTACCTACACCATTCATTGTAACTTGTGTAAAGTCTGCTGTTGCAGAAGCATTAAGACCTAATTGGTCAAATACTCCATCATCTGAAACAAAACCCGCTCCAAATATTCCTGAAGAATCTCCTACCCAAATACCATTTTCTATTTGAGCTGACGCTTGACCCGCTACAACCTCAATTAAAAAATCAGAAAAGTTATTAGGTAGATCTCCGTTTTGTGTCATATTTTTTCCAACCCAAGTTGGGAATAAAGTTTTTCGGCATACCTCACGATTTACTTTTAGATCAGTAACAGTTAATACTCTTTCTCCTAATGTAGTAGTACCTGCGTCAGAAAAGCTACAAGAAGCTCCAACAATAGGATCAGAAGTTACTAAACTACTAATAACCGCTTTACTTGTTAAACCGTCCATTATTCTAACATAACCTTTAGCCACTGTGTCATTAGACTTTACAGCAGCAGTTACATAAGGCAATGCTTGTTCCCCTGCATAAGTAGTTGCAGGATTGATTTGTACATCAAAATTGTACTGTTTACTTAATTCATTTAATTTTGCCATTTTTTTAATTATTTAATTATTTATTATTAATGTAATATGCTGCTCTTTCTTTTGCAGACATTGTAGCTAAATCAATATTTTTTACTGATTTAGTTTGATTTTCAGGATTGTGAGTAAAGCCCTCTGCACCTGGTTCTTTTTCTAGTTCAACAATTTTAGCTTTTAAGTGTTCTACTTCTTCAACTAAACTGTTTACCATATCTTTAGACATTTCAACTTTTTCATCTTCAGTTACTTCTTCTTCTACTACTTCTTCTGTTTCCACAGACAAACTTTCTTTATCTGCTTTTAAATCTGCAATAGCGTCTTCAAGATTTTTGATTCTTTTTTCCATACCTGCCCAATCTGCTACATCTGCTTCTTCTTGCATTTCTTCTTTTTCTTCTTCATTCTCTACTTCCTCTGCTTCTTTTTCTTCGCCCATGTCTAGTATTTTAGAATCTTCATCTATAGTTAATTTAGCTCCGTCAGACATTGTGTATGTACCTGCTGGTAATTTAGAAGTTTCTCCATCATCTCCTACAACCATAACAACAGAGCCAATCATAAATTGCTCATCTTCTGTTGCTAATACTCTACCATCATCTAAAATCATTTCAGCATACATTTTAGTTTCTTTGCTCTCTTCGTTATTAGAAGATAAAAGCGTTTTGATTTTTTCTAGTGTGCTTGTCATTGTAATCTTTTTTTTATAAATATTAAACTTAAATTATTGTTCACAGGCTCAGCGTTTTACTGTCCTGTTTTTAATGGCAGAACAGACTTTAGCAGCAGTTTCTTTGCTTCCGTATTGTTTCACCATATCTTTTATACATTGATCCCATTTGTAAACCGCTAGAGCTTGTCTATTTACAAAAGCAGCATACTCAACGTATTTATATTTTTTCTTGTATTTCTTTTTCTTTTTACCAAATTCATCTTCTACATATTCTTTCTTAACACTATCTGCATGAGTTTCACAAGCCATGTACCTAGTAACCCCATTTACTTTATGTATATGAAAACCTGAACAACCTTTAAACATTTCTGCATATATCTTAGCTTCTTCTTTAGTAGCAAATAAAGGCTCTCCATCTAAACTACCCACAACCGCTAATTCATTTTCTAATATTAAATCTCTTATTTTACCTAGTGTAACCTCATCAGGACAATCGGTACATTCTTCTGCTAAATCTATAATGTCTTTAGGTTTTGATTGTTCAATTAATCTGTCTGTAAAATATCCCTCTATACTAAAACCTCTCACTTTACCTTCTTTTACACTATCCCAAATTTTATCATTGTTTACTTTCATTTTTACAAACCAAGTTCCTATAGGTAGTTTATTAAAACCAAAAGAATTAGATTTATCGTTTTTCTTATCTTCTTTAATCCACGATTCTACAACTGTCATACCTTCTACTGGCACTTTATGCTCATAAGTAGCGTTATTGTTTCTTAAACTTGACATAAACAACTCCTGAGCTTGTTTTATAGTATCTTCTGTAAAGTATACAATATATTTTTCGTCTTTTTCTTGATCGTATCTAGGAATCTCTTTATTAGGAATTAATACTGCCCCTACTAAAGTTTTTTGCTCTTCATCTAATTTAGCTAAAGTTAAGAATTGGTCTTTATTAAAGAATACCCAGTTTTCCTCAATTGCAGGAAACTCAACTAAACTAATAGCTTCTACACCAAACCTATCTGATTCTTCGTCTATAATTAATTCTACTTTTTTTAGTTTTTCTTTGCTCATACTTATAAATATAATTCGTTAATTTTTGTTTACAACGTTGCTTGTAAGTTCAAATCATTTTGTAATGCTTGACTACTACTTACATCACTTTCTACTACAAATGCTTGTACTGGTGGTGGCTCTGTTCCTATAGCTCCAAATACAGGTGCTACTGGTACAGTATTTTCTATTATATCAGGTGGTGGTGGGTTATCTCCCCCATCAGGCTGTCCGGGTATATCTGTATTTAATATATTTCTAACATTAGCTAAACCTTGTGCTATTATACCTACTGCTGCTACAGTTCCAAATATACCACCCTGTGCTAGAGCTTTGGTTGCTCCTGCATAAGTATCCATAGTTGCTTGTGCTACCGCTATTCCTTTACCTGTTTTTGTTTCAGCTCCTACTAATGCAGTTATACCAGTTAAAGCACTACCTATTATTTGTCTTCTTTGGTCTTGTAATGCTTGTTCTTTTACTGTATTTTCTTTGTCTAGTGCGTCTTTCTTTTTTTGATAATCTTCTTGTATCCTTAATTTAGTGTCAGCTAAATCTTTTTCATTATTTATAGTTAAATCTGCTAGTTTAAGTAGTCTTTCTTTTTCTTGTTCAAACTCTAATTTTCTTCTATCTTGTTCTTCAACACCTATTCTAGATAATTCTTGTAAAATAGCATTTTGTTCTTGTAGTAATGCGTTTTCTTGTTCTTTTTGTTCTTTTTTTAAAGCCTTTTCTCTTAATCCAATTTCTATTAAATTATTTTCTAATTCTTTTTTTTGTGCTAATAAATCTACATTTTTAGAATCTATAGATAATTGAGCATTTAGACTAGCTATTTGTTTTCTAGTTCCCTCTTCTTCTAGTTTTCTAGCTTTTTCTGATAATACTAATAATTCTTTATTAGCTTCAATTCTTTCTTCAAAAGTTTTTGAAATATCATCTCTAATTATTCTTTGTGCCTCTGCTTCATCTTGTGCTAAAAGAATTAATTTTTGTTGTTCTGCTCCTAATAAAGCTATGTTATTTTTTGCTCTAGTAATTCCTCTAGCTTGGTTTAAAACACTATTAACCGTCATATCATCAAGAGTGTTTGTAAATTCTTCTTGTACTATTACTGCTATATTCATCACTTCATCTACACCTTCTCTAAAATCTTTTACTATGTTATTTGCTGCTTCAAAACCATCTATGGCTACTTGTTTTAAAGATTCTTTATAGGCATCAACTTGCTTAGTCAATTTTTGTATTCTAACTACATCACCTTTACCTAACCAGGACTTTTCCCACGCTAACTGTACTTGACTTATAACTAAACCTATACCCATAAAAGATGCTTTAAAAGGTAATAAAGCTAGTGTCATTAGGTTTCTCATTATTCTACCTAAAGCGTCAAAGTTATCACTTGATTCAGTTGTTCTACTAAATATACTTTCAAATGTTGTTATAATTTTATTTAAAACTACACCGACTACATTAAAAGCGGTACTAACTGTATCTACTACTGCTTGGTTTTGCATTAAGGCGTCTGTAACAGCGTCTACTATTTTCATTATTATACCAAACCCTGCTGCTTTCATAGCAAAGCCCACACCTTTAAAACCAGACGCTAAACTTGATGTTGCTGATTTTTGTTCTTTAGTAGTTTTACCTAAATCAACAACCTCGTCTTTTATTTTCTCTAGGTTGTCTACTGCTCCTTTGTAATCTACATCAACTTCTATATTTACTTTTTCTGCCATATTAATCTAATTTTTTTATATAATTCTTTAAATGTTGTAGGAAATTCATCTGCCCCTGTTTCAAAAGCGTATTTATTCCCTGACGCTTCTAGTTCTGTTAAAAGGTTTATTGATATAGGCATTAACTTACCTACTTCTTTTATGTATTTTTCTAGTTCCATAATAAAAATGTTAAATCTTGGAATAATATTTTGTTTCTATTTTGGTATATTGCACTTAATGATATTTTTGTGTCATCATTACCTACAGGTTGAGTTAATAATTCAATCTTTGCTGTCCACATAACCTGTTCGTCTGCACCACCAATTATTAAAGGTTTCCAAAAACCCTTACTGTCAAAGTTTGTAATATTTACAGTAGGTGTGCTAAAAGCTGAATCTTTGTTAGAATGATCTAAACTACCTCCTGCTGTTCCTACAAAACTAGGTGGTGCACTTCTATTAACTAATAAAGTTAAATAAACAAACGTTCCTACCTTACCTTTATTTGTTCCATCTAAAACAGTACCTAACAAAGTTACCCTAACATCTACCATACTTAAAGGGGGTAATAATAACATCTTGCGTGTATAGTTATTATTTGTAAACTCGTATTGTGTAGAATTGTCAAAGCTAGTTGCCTGAGCATAAATAGTAATAGAACGTGTCATTTCCGTATCTCTACCCATAGCATTAATAGAAAAATTATTTTCTATATTAGGCATTAATGCAGGTATATAGCTATTGTTTATGCTGTTGTTAATTAGCATAGGTTGTTGAATAGGGTTAAATATATCGTCTGCAAAAGTTACAGTAGAGGTTGTAAAATCTATATTAGTATAAGTAGCGTAACAATCACCAACCCCTGTAGTAGAGTTAGTTTCTACAAATACCCAATCTGGGTTTTGTTGTGTACAGCATTCGTTAGTAATAGTTGTACTTGCTCCTGTACCGTTATCTGTCCAAGACATTAATCCTGAAGCAGATATAGTAAATGTAGCGTCGCAACTTGTTTCTAGTCTTTCTATTACTTTTAACAATGTAACTTTAGTAGATTTGTTTCCGCCTACTAAATAATTATCTACGCTTATAACCCTCCATAGACAATTTTTTATAAAGTATGTATTTTGAAAACCTGATCCCTCAAAGGTTCGTATATCTTCAGGTGTTAAATACATATAACATTCCATTATTCTAGCCTCCTTATCATATATTTCATTAATATATTGCGCCCAATACTCATTGTAGTATCCTTTTAAACTTGGTGTATTACCAAAGTAATTAAAACAAAAACCTGTATTAAAGGAAGGGCTATAATAAGTCCAATTAAGTATTTTTGTGTCAGATACTACGCCAGTATTTAGATTATCTAAATTGTACTGAGTACATAAAGGAAACTTATTTGTAGTTGGTGTACTAGGGTTTGAAAATTTATAAAACTCTAACCCAGTTAAAACGCTTGATATTATAGCGTTTGAGTATATAGCAAATTTATAAGAATTATTAGTAACAGGATTAGTTCCTGTAAATTCTACTGGAGTTCCTGAATAATAAAATAGTTTTGGTTTTAAGTCAGATAAAGGTTGGCTACCCTCGTTTAATTCAGCTCCAAAATTATAAGCAATAGCAACGTCTTGACCAGGCATAGCGGAGTTTATTCCTGTGTTATCCCATAACGGTACACCCTGAGCTATAAAAGGACTCATTACGCTAAAGTTTTCAAATTCACCACTAGAAAAATCATTAGTCATTTGTTTATCCCTTTGACCATATACTACGTTTTGTTGACTTGTATAACGTTCATTTAAAAAGTCGTTATCTTCTAAATCTTTAAATTTTA